TCCAGGAATTCTCGCCCTCCAGGCTGTTGGAGAAATGACCTCACACATTCAAATGTTGCTGCGGCGAGATCCTCTCGGACATGGTCCGGGATTGCTGAAAAGTCGATTTTGATGTCATTTGTCACCCCGCTTTCAACTTCATCTTCTGAAGCAATGTTTTCCGGGTAGACAGCTGTTCGCTGTACATCGCGCATCCAATCACTCCTTTCTTATGTATTGGTTCAATGTCATTGAACTTTTAGGGTAAAAAAATATTCAGGTATGTCAGATTCAGCAATGTCTAACAGCTTGCAAGCCTTTGCGATCTCGCTCTGCTTGAAACCGACCTTGCTGTTCAGCTTAAGAGATAAGCTGCGCTCTGACAAACCCATAGCCCCGGAAAACTTTGCCTGTGAACCGTACTTTTCTACTATACGGCCTAACAGTTTGCTGTAATCGTAAGCCACGAAGCGCACCCCCTTTACATTAGATAGGTTCAACGGCGTTGAACCTATTATCAATATACCATAAGCAAATTGTTTTTACAACACCTTTCGTCAAAAATTTTGAACTTATTTTCTGCATGTGCTTGAACTTTTGTTCAACCTATATTATAATGTTGGTATCCTTGAAAGGAGCGTGAACAAGGGTGAAAAAGTATACAACCGCCCAAAGATTAAAGCAAATAATGGAGGCCCGCAATCTAAGACAGGTTGATATCTTGGAGCTGGCTGAGCCTTTTTGCAAAAAATATGGAGTTAAACTTGAGAAGAATGCTTTAAGTCAGTATGTATCCGGAAAGGTAGAACCGGGGCAGGAAAAGCTTACGATACTCGGTATGGCACTTGGGGTATCGGAGGCCTGGTTGATGGGCTATGAGGTTCCCATGGAACGATATACGCTCACTACCGAAAACGGCAATGAGCGTACAAGGGAATTTATTGAACTTTTCGGACTTCTGACCGCGGAACAGCAAGCCCTTATTATTTCTCAGATAAAAGGGATTTTAGCAAATCAATAATTTCGTCTTGAGCCTCTGCTGTTAATTTTGAAAACAATTCAGCAGCGTGGGCAATGTTCAGGGAAATAGTTAAATCTTCTGAACGGCTCTCGGCGGCATTATTATGTACCATGAACACCAGCTCCTTTCATGATGATAACAGCCGGCCGACGGTAACGTTATTATATCAGATTTTTGGGACTTTTGTCGCATTTGAAATTAAATAACATAAACCTGACAACAGGATATGATATTATATAATTGGGAATTTTTGTGAATTAGTACGCGGGGGTGATATTATGTTAAGGCGTATTGTTCCTTTTATTTTAATCCTGGCTTTAGTGCTAACCGGCTGTGGTAAGGGTAAACCGAATGACATAAGCGAAGCGCATTATAAATACGGACTTAAGGCTTTAGAAATTGCAGATGAATACCTTGATTTTAATACTACAGCTAAAATTGCACGGATAAAGATTGAAGCATTAACCAAAGAAAAAGACAGTCTACCAAAAACAGAATTCAAAAGTCCTGATCACGCGAAAAATACCAGCGTTGAAAGCAAAGTTACATTGTTGTCATATGATCTTTTGCAAATTGACACAGGAAGCGGTTCATATGATGACCTATTAAAGCGTCGGAATGAGCTCGCAGAAATACTGAATGAGAAAAAACGCTAATTTTACCGGAAGAAAAGAAGGGAGTGATGCCGGTGGCTAAGAAAAAAGCGAGCTATGATGCACCGTCTGCGGTCGCCGTCATTTATGCCCGATATAGTAGCCATGCACAAAAAGATGAAAGTATTGAACAGCAGGTAGCAGAGTGCCAGGAATATGCTGCAAAAAACAACCTGGAGGTTATTGAAATCTACGCTGACCGTCATTTGACTGGAAGATCGGATAAACGTCCGGAATTCCAGAGAATGATGCGCCATGCTGAGAAACGACAGTTCCAGGTTGTCATTGCATATAAATCCAACCGTATAGCTCGTAACATGCTCCATGCGCTGATGTATGAGGATAAGCTTTCAAAATACGGAATACGAGTAGTCTATGTAAAAGAAGAGTTTGGAGATACAGCTGCAGGCAGGTTTGCACTTAGGACCATGATGAATGTCAATCAGTTCTATAGTGAGAACATGGCCGAAGATATAAAGAGGGGTCTCTATGATAACGCCATGAATTGTATGGTTACAAACGGCCACTTGCCGCTCGGGTATCAAAAAGGCGAAGATGGAAAATATGAAATAGTAGAGGAAGAGGCTGCAGTTGTCAGAGAAATATTCAGCCGTGTTGCCTGCGGTGAAGCATTCATTGATATCGCCAGGGATCTGAATGAGCGTGGCATAAAAACAAGCAGAGGAAAACCATGGGGAAAGAATAGTTTTCATAGCATACTGAACAATGAGAGATATACCGGCGTATATATTTACGGTGACGTGAGAATTGAAGGAGGCGTTCCGCAAATTATAGGAAAGGAGCTGTTTTATACCGTGCAAGAATTACTTAAAAACAAAAAGAACCCCCAGGGCCGGCATCGTGTCAACGGGGATTATCTTCTTACAGGAAAACTTTACTGTGGAAAATGCAAAAGCCACATGGTAGGCATGTCAGGTACAGGCAAGCTTGGGAAGCTGCACTATTATTATATTTGCCAGAAAAAGAGGCTGGAGAAAGCCTGCAATAAGGATAACGTCCGGAGAGACTGGATCGAGGAACAAGTGGCAGCTGCCATCCGGGAATACATTTTGAAAGATGATGTGATTAAGTGGATCGCAGACTGCGTCCAGGAATATGGCCGGAAGCGCAGAAGCCAATCACAACTCGGATTACTTGAAAGCCAGCTCGCAGAAAACAAAAAAGCAATTAAAAACCTGCTGGCCGCTATCGAAGCCGGTATAATAACAGCGACCACAAAAGAAAGGCTCCTGGAGCTCGAGGCCGAGCAGGCGCGGATCACCGCCAAGATCTCTCTTGAAAAGGCAGAGGTTCCGGAAGTGGCAAAGGAAGATGTCATTGCCTGGCTTGAATCTTTCCGGGATGGAGACATAAAAGATAAAAAGTATCAAGCAAAACTGTTTGATACTTTCCTGATAGCAGCATACCTCTATGATAAGAAATTGAAAATCGCCTTTAATTTCTCAGGGAAGAAAAATACCATCAGCGTGCCCCTGGATGCTTCTGTAGTCGACAATATAGAAAAAGGCGAAACACTAAATAAGTGTTCGCCTGGCTCTCTTCTGGTGGAGCAAAACAGACCTTATACGAACACCGCCCCAACCATTTACATGCATGAAAACATCTTTATCTTAGTGTGCCCAATATCGATTATATAACATAACGGATTAAAAATAAAGACTATCGAAGCATCACGTTTCGATAGTCTTTATTTTTTGCCCTTCTGCCATAACCAAATCCGTTATTTTCTAACAAAACACAGCGGAATTCTACAATACTTGTTAGAATTTAACGAAAGGAGCGTGGCTATGATTAGGGTTTTACTGTCCACCCGGCTTGGCGAGCGGAGGTGGACGCAAGCGGATCTCGCTCGCAAGACTGGTATCAGGCCGTCGACAATTAACGACCTGTACCATGATTTAGCAGAGCGAATTAACCTGGAGCATCTCGACCTCATATGTGAGGCGTTGGACTGCGATATATCTGATATCTTAGTCCGTGTTCCTAACAAAGAGCCGCGGACTAAATCACGCAGGGGTACTGCTTTACATAAAGATGAGGAATGAGTTTGCTCCCGAACCCGGGCTTAATTGCCCGGGTTTTTCTTTATCTCAACAACATCTTCGATCCGGCAGTCTAATGCCTGGCATATACGGTCTATTACTTCAAGAGCCACATAATTGTCATTATTCAGCTTTGCAAGCGTTGAGCTGCTCATACCAACCAGTTTTACCAGCTCCATCTTTTTTATACCTTTTTCAATAAGTGTATGCCATAGCGGTTTGTATGAAACCATCCACATCCCTCCTTTGTAAATACGATAACATAAAATTATCGCTTTGTCAAAACTAATTTGCGAATAAGCAAAAATTATTGTTGACATGTGAAAAGTAATATGGTATTTTATATACAGGAACACGATAATTTTAATTGATAAATCGAAATTTATTAAGGAGGTTGCGAAAATGAAGGCTAACGGCAGGAAAGAAGCTTGGAAAATCGTAAATGAGGTTTTCTCGACTGATTACATGAAAGACGAGCAGAGTAGCAACAATGCTGGATATCCTATCTACCGCTCTACAGCAGAAGACCACTACCACGATTACATATGCGACCTTGGTAATCGTCTTGAAGTCAATCTTGGCAGCACCGGCAAGACGATCAACATCTGGATCGAAGAGCCCGAGGAAGTCCAGGAGCTAATGGCAACAGTCGAAGCTCTCCAGAAAAAGGTCCAGGAGCTCGAAGAAGCTCTCGAAAAAGAGCAGGAATGGAAAATCCATGAGTATGACGGTAATGTTAAGCAGTCTGAGTATGAGAACCTTGCAAAATCAATACCGCACGCCGCTCACTACATGACAGATGATGAAGCAAAAGATTGGATCTGCAGCGAATTTGATTTCGACCGAGATAAGATCACCATTATCCATGAGATTCCCGAAGTGGAGATCAATCGCCATCGTATGTGTCGTACAACGGGCAGAATGATTGACCGCCGCCCCATCTACTGCGCCACAGATTATTACTACATCAGATTCGACACAACTCGCTGGAGTTATGAAGCATGGAACGGCGAGCTTCGTCTGTTCTACCACTAAAACACATTTCCCCGCCCCGGAGGTTACGAGGGCAGAAAGGAGGACTCCATGAGGCTCAATTACTATGAATTCCCCGAAACCATTGACGCTCATACGAGGTTCATCAATGGAGCAATTAGTTTAAAAGCTGAATGTTTGGTTGGTGGAGCTTCGAGCAAAGGTTGTCCTTATCTGCCGGAAGGTGCATACGGATGCAAGGAATGTCCTAATTATCATTGTACAGATGCCGAAACAGTGTTGGCCGGAATTTCAGTAACAGAAGCAAAGAATCTCATGCGCCAGTTTGGAGGCCATGCCTGGACCGAACACTGCGAACGTGACGGAAGCGTTTTTGAAGTAACACCAATAACACTTAAAGGCAATAACAGCCGGTTCAAATATAATCGCCACCTGTAATAAACTCCCGCCTGATGATGACCAGCTGGGTACTGGTCGAAATCCCCTCAAGGGGATCGCGGGACACCCGCCGGCTCAGGGGATAAGATGCCGCCCCTTTTATATAGATTGTTCTTTGACAACTGAAAATAGAGAGGAGAATGAGCATGGATGAAATGAAAAGAATTGTCATCTGCAAACATTGTGGCCGTCCCGAATACTATGGCGAAATGCGTTGGCTCAACGGCAAATGCTGCTGCCGTGCATGCTATCGTGCCGACTATGAAAGCAGGACAGGAAAGCCTTATGAACGGGATGACCTCGATGGTAAAGTCCCAACAATGGAAGAGTATGAGAAACAGGAAAAGGAGTGTGAATGAGCATGGCAAGAACAATCGAACAGGCAAAGGAGCTCATTGAGAGTCTACTGCCACTGCAGGAGAATCCGCCGGAAGACGGATATATTTTCCCTTGCCCCAGATGTGGTCATGACCACATGGACAAAAATCCGGTCAAAAACGCATTGAGCAGGAGAGCAAATGTTTATATTTGCAACGAATGCGGAAGAGAGGAAGCTATCCTCGATATGCTCGGAAAAGATCCGCTGCCATTAAATCAATGGGCAATGGTTCTCGGCTTTGACAGCGAAGAGGACGATGAGCAACTGTTTGACGAACGGAAGTGCAGAGTTTGCGGCTGCACTGACGATAATGCCTGCGAAGGAGGCTGCCACTGGGTAGAAGATGACCTCTGCAGCAAGTGTGCAGAAAAAATGAGTGCTGCTCATGTTGATACATGCCCATGATATTTATATCGCTTTTTAGCCTGTTGCAACAGCTTAAAAGCAGCTATTTATTGCAGGCATATATAGTAAGTATAGGAAACAAAAAAAGCCCCTTCCAGGAGGATTTTATGAGAATCTCTGGAAGGGGCTTTTTACATGATTATTTACTACTCTTCTGGTCAGCTATAGGTATCACCTTATTCACCTTATTGGTAGCAACCACAAACGATTTTGCATAGTCATTTTTACTCAAGTATTCCTTCATCTGCTGTACGGCCGATTCAATCATGGCATCGATCTGCTTTGCCGTAAAGAAAAACTTTATGATTGCCGGCATTCGCTCATAAAGCCAGGTTGTTACCGCTGCATATTTCAGATCACCGGTACCGGAACCGTATTCAGCCTCTGCTCGTGTTACCAAGTAGAAAAGCATTTGCTTAACGTACTGGGTTGAGCCTTTTCTAACCAGGACAATGCAGATGACAATAAAAAGGACAATAACCAGCATGCTGTCCCAATAGTCAGTTAAAAATTCAATCATCGCGATTACTCCTTTCATATTACAGTGAGATCACTTACATTTACCCAGCTCACGATTTCCTTCAGGAGAGCTTTCTGTCCGCTGAGCTGCTGCACGGTGTAAGTCCTTTCTTTTACCCAATCGGGTATCGTTTGACCGGTACTATATTTTTGAGCATCTTTGTTAATTTTGACCTTGCTGCCGACTTCCAGCTTCTTGACCGACGCGGATCCAGGCTGCACAATAGTGCCACCAACAGTAGTGATGTATGTATCAAATCCTGCAGCTTTCAGCTTGGCGGCCATGGCTTCAGCATTTGCTTTCTGAGAGTATGCGCCTACCTGCACCCGATAGAGGTTCCCGGACTGCTTCATAATTGCTTCAAAGCCTGCTGCCTTGACCTTGTAATATTGAGCGTCAGCATTTGCTTTGTTAGCATAAGCTCCTGTCTGAACATAGTATAGAGTACCGGATCCGGTGGAGGGTGAAGCAGCTGCTTTTAATCTCCTGTTTACCTCTTCTGCGATATATGGGAACTTGCTTTCAAGGTATGGCCCGGGGCATGACGTGGCAGCAAACCATTTATGCATTGTTAAGTTGCCGGTTGTGTCGCCGGTAAAGTTAAGTCTCTCAATGCCATTTCTTTTGCAGATATCCACGCACAGCTCTATTGTCCTTTCAAGCACGTAGTCACTCACGCGCCATTGCCCGCCTATCTCACAGTTAGCAACCTCGATTGTAACTGCTTCATCGTCATTGGCAGAGCTTGAGCTGGTCCAAGCGCGGTTTTTCTCTTCCACGTACATTGCTATTCTTCCGTCTACGCCAACAGCATAGTTGGAACTGGCCTTGCGTTCAGGCCTGGCAAAGATTTCACCGCAAGTTTCTACAGACAGCATTCCGGCCATGTGGTGAATAGTTATTTTCCTTATCTGCTTTCGCCGGGGATTTGTACTATTAGGCGAAATCTTGACGTATTGTACCAATGGACTATTACTCATCATCGTCACCCTTTCCGTCTGTAAGCTCCTTCAATGTTTCTTCAGATACCTTTTCATCATCTTTAAGCTCGACATCCAGGAACTTCTCTGGTTTATTCATACCGATCCCTCCTAACCATTAAATATTTTCATCGGCAGCCGGGGCCTCATTGTCGTTTGTATTTTGCGCGAGATAATGAGGTATCTTTAGCTCATTTTCCTTCTGTGCTTTGCGGTAGTAAAAACCTGTCGCTGTCGCCAGCTCTGCAAAGACAGAGGGGATCAGGTAGGCCAGAGGGGAGAGATCTCCGGTCCTCCAAATCATGACACATGAAAAAACGGCCACTGAAATAGTGCCGATTGAAACACAGATGAAA